ACGAACAGTTGCTTCTGATTTACAGGAGCCATGAATCCTAGAGTCTTAACGATATTAGAATCCATGAAGACTCCTGTCGGCAAATTCTCGCCTTGAATGAGATCATTTCCGTAGACAATTGAATTGTCCTGACGTTCAAGAGCCCAGATAATTTTAGGATACCATCCATCATGGGGAAGAGTATCATCACCTAAAAATCCGACATATGGATAGAAATGAGCTTCTGTAAGCGCTTGCTCATTTAAAGCATTGACCATACTGCCGCCAGTAACTGGCATGACATTGTCCTGAGGATACTGAGAAATCGTATCATCGTCTTTGTCCACAGCAAATGTTACAGTTACATGATCTTTAGCGGTATCATTGATAGCTTTAAGCAGTCGATGAGCATTTTCAGGACGACCGCGTGATGGTACGACGATAGAGATTTTAGGCGTAGCTCCTGCAGACCAATAATCAAACATGGGGGTTTCGACACGATCAGGACGGCCAGACGTATTTCCGTTCCAGTGGACGTAAGCCCATGTTCGTTCAGCTACGTGATGGACTTTAGCACCATTAGCGACTGCAGAAAGAATCAGGCGGAAATCTTCACCAACAGTGTTGCCTTGTGAAAGTGACTCAAGCTCTTCTTCGTTTAAACCGATAGTGTTAGAAAATCCACCCGCATCACGGACCACTTGAGTTTTGCAGAGAGTTGTGACAGTTGTTTGGACTGGATTCTCTGGATCGAAAGGCTTACCAAAGTTCTCTGGAAAAGGATCAGTGCCTCCCTCGACATCGAACCACGAATAGACAATGTCTGCATCATTCTCAATTGCAGCTTTATAGAGGGTTTCAAGATGTTGCGGGTAGAAATAATCATCGTCGTCTAAAAAAGCTACCCATTCAGTTGTAACTCGTGCAACGCCATTGTCACGGTTACCGGGAGCGCCAAGCTTTTGCGTGTCCATCTGAACAACGATTTCTTTTGGCTGAAGCGTTTGAGCTTCTACGCTTGCATAAGCTTTTGCAAGTCTAAGTCCTCGCGATGGAATCGTAGTGATCACTACGGTAATGTCAGGTTGTTCCTGCATTTAGTTCCTTAAATAGATATAGTGGTCCTTTTTCAAGAACCACTATATCTTATTTAGTTAGAAAAGTAAAGTTGGTTACTTCTTTTCTACCTGGATGAGCGGGTTTGAGCCGTTCGGTACTACGAAGGTGTTGCCCTTTTCACCGAGCTGGCGAAGAGTGTCAAGCTGACGCTGCTGAAGAATTTCAGGAGTTAGTGAAGCAGCAAGCTTACGGTTGGCTTCAGCTTCAGCTTCTGCCTGTAGAATCTTCTGCTTTGCCTGTTCCTGAATTACCTTGGTGTTGGCTTCTTCTTGAACAACCTTGGTGTTAGCATTCGTTACGTCGGCAAACTTCTGATCAATTTCAGCACCATAAACAACCTTCGAGATTGTTACTCGGCTGACATCGACACCTACGGATTCAAGACGCTTCTTGGTGTTCTCAAAAACGTCCTTTGAGAAGTCAGCAAGTCGAGTACGAAGATCAGCCGTGGTGTAAGTATTTGCGACTTCGTTCGTTGCTGCGAAGATTTCCTTTTCAACTACCTGGCTGTAGAAGACCTTCTGGTCTTTGTAGCTGGTAAAGATTTCACTTACCTGGTTAGGGCGAATGTTATAGGTAGTTGAGCTGTCAATACTTGCAACAACACCCTGCTTGTCACGAACTTCAATATCTCCACCGTTTACAGGAGCTTCAGCAGTGGAAGTACCATCACCCTTATAGGTTGCAGGCTGATTGAGAATATCAAAGCTGATAGCTTCTTGCCAAGGAGCCTTCAATTCAAAGCCGGGAGTAATATCTTCTCGAGCAATAGTACCGTCAAAGTTCTTGATAACCATTGCTTCTCCTCGTTCCTGAGTATAGGAAGATGAGATAAGGAAAAGAACGACTGCGACAATAGCTCCGCCAGCACCACCAAGAATCTTGACACCCGGTGAAGAGCCGAAAATTGCAAAACCAACCGCTGCAATCGCAGCAATAACGGCGATAATAAAGAGAATAATCATTTCGTCTTTCGTTGATGTTTTATTTGAATTAATGGTAGGGTACCATGAAGTACCCTACCATCAGTTTGTGTTGCTATGAAAACAATATACTACTTAGTTTCTAAAGTACAATCTATGGCCAGAGGACTAAGACTTCCTTAAAATCTCGCTCGACTTCGTCTTCTGTGTACTCGTCCTCGACGACTAGGTCTTCGAGTGAGTGGATTTCTCCACCCTCAAGCGTCTCACCCGTGTACGACTTCTCGACGAGATAAATACCCCAATCGACAAGAGCGTTGAAACTATGGCCCTCTTCATCGGAAGCCGCTAGGACTTCCAACTCGGGCTTCTCTTGGCCGATATTGGTCATGTGTTGTGCGAATTCTACAATGTTCATTTTTGGGACTTCCTGGAAGTGATAGTGCGCTCCCAGGTCTCGACCCATTGGGAAGCGTTGCGTTCAATTGTATTTTCATTATATACAATCTCACGATACTTCCTTGCGTCGCTGTCTCGAGTCTTAGGACGATCTATCCATCGCTGGATTGCCTTAGACCATCCTGTAGGTCCTGATGCTAATTTACCCACGCCGTAGACTTCAAATCGCTCATACTCACGCGTCGGAGAAGCTACAAATGGAATCCCAAGTGCAGCCATTTCCATGCCTTTTAGAGCAGACTTTGCATGGTTGAATGGAGACATTTCCAAAGGAACAATTCCAATGTCAAGTGTATCACGTAACGTTTCATAGTAATTCTCTAATTCTACCCATCCAGTGGCAGTGAATGGAGTTTCTTTAGAAAGTCCTAGAAAACGCTGAACATCAACACCATCACCAACAACTGCGAAATTTAGTTCGTTATCAGCGACAACTGATCCGATAGCTCCACCGGTGACTTGAAGATCGAGTGGATGGACTTGAGTCGTTCCTGTCCAGCCAACTGTCAGAGGTTCACGATTGAGATCGTACACAGGAGTGAGATCAAAAATTGACTCAGGCACGCAGTTGCGAAGGACCGTAGATTTTCCAATGCCATATTTTTCAAGAGCTGGTGTGGAAATGGTGATGTGGTCAGCAAGTTCACACGCTGATCGAACCCATTGAGCTCCTGTATGCTCATAACCTGTCATATTTGTATGAGCGCTGTTTGCAGTGTGGACACTGTCAAAATCATCGTCTAGCTCGACAATAGTGGCAATACCTTGCTTCTTAGCTTGCTCGAGTAGAGATGTCCAACTGTTGTCAAGCGGACGCTGAATCACAATAAGATCAGCGTCCGTCTTGACTTCAGTAACTTCAGACATTCCAGTGAGCTTGTTAGTTGTTGCTTCAACATCAATGCCGAAATCGACAACTATATCGACGCCAAGGTCTTTAGCTACACGAGCAGGCTCTAGCATGCGATAGAACCCACATCCGCCCTTATCAGCTGGAATTATTTGAACTTTCATAGAACAGGCTTTAGCTCCAAAAGTTCAGCTTGACCATCCGCGAAATCATCGGCGAATTCTTGAACTGCATCAGCAATCCAAGGACGTTCGAGTTTCGCTAATTCAAAGACATCATCAGGATCACCCGGAAAAACTTCGCTTGTGTAGGTGAGCGTGAAAGTTGCTTCGTACTTTTGGACGTTCTGAGCCATTATTCTGTGCCATCTTTCTCGGCTAGTTCTGCGTAAAGTGCAATGTAAGCAGCTGCGTCAATTGCAGAGTCTTCTTTATATCCTTGGATGTCTCGAACAATTTTAAGTAGAGCCATCGCAGCTGCAACATCTGAAGCTGTTAGTGGTTCCGATAGTTTTTCTTGAAAACGGATATTCCACATATCAGCGATGTTTTGGAAGTTCTTTTCCGGAGGTCCGTACTGATCCTGACGATCGCTAACGATTAATCGTCTAGCTTCTTCTAGAATTTCTTCACGTTTGGTTTTTGTCACAGGCACTTTCCCAGTTGGATAAATCACATCAGCTGTAAGTCTATTTGCCGTAAAAATCTTAGACGGCTGTGCGCCTAAATCTCTCAATACTTCTTCAGGATTTGTCATACAACTAATATATCACTTAAAGCTGATGTTGTCGATATCGCCGTCTTTTGTCAAGAAAGTGACAGCAGAAGGGTTGCCAGTGCTGCCCGCGCGTCGACGATAGTGGTTTGATTCCTGCTCGAACGAGGGCGTACGAACGGTGAACATGTCGTTTTCTTGCTCGATCATACCGGTATGGTTGTGTCCGTGAATGAGAACGTGAACGCCAACCATCGGGCTGTGACGGTTGAATACTTGACCCTTGAGCCAGTCCCAATGCTTGCCCTTCGTCCATTGATCGCCATGAACCTGAACAATCTTGGTACCTGCAACCCAACGGACTAGAGTGTCTTCATCGAAAGGCACGATTCCAAATCTAACGTGACCGTAAAGATATGGATCGCCAAACTCTTCAAGAGACAATTTAATTGACGCGAGTGCTTGAACTGCCCAAGAGTCTGAAGGGTCCGTAATAACGGGCTCTCGTTGAGCTTGATCGTGATTACCAGGAACGGAGTCGATCGTTAGCTCGTTTGTGAGAGGTGCGAAAGCCTTGATTGTAAAGATAATCAGTTCTTGAAGAAGCTGTACTTGTTGAGTCGTGGTTAGAACTGTACGACGAGCTAGCTTGCCACCCTGTGAGACCATGCCTTCGATAAGGTCACCAACATACGAGATATGGATTGGTCCAATTTCGTCATGAAAGCGCATGATTTTGTCAACAGCGTTTTGTACGGACTCCATGTAACGCTTGACGGTTCCTTGAACACCATCTCCGTCACTCTTACCGAGTTGAAGATCGCCAACAGCGAAGACAAAACCATGATCGCCTTTACCGGGTTTTACATGCTCTGGGTATTTGACATCTTGAATGGAAGCAATGAGAGCTTCAAAACTTTCATCCGTAATAGGGCTGACTTGCTTTTTAGCACGAATATCATAAGACGCAAGAGGAGGTCGATCAGGACTCTGTTGCCATGTTTTTACACCAGCAATATAGAACTCAGCTGGATCGTACCCAAGCTTTTCCAGAATGCTAGGTTCCTCATCCTGGGATACGCCGGTATCTTCGGTGTGTAATTTATCATCTTCAGGGGAAACTACTCCCAGAAGAGGTTCTAGAGGTTCTTCTAAATCGCCAATTTCCGGGTCTTCCCAGATATTGTCCTGCTTTTTGATGTAATTAGAAAGTGCAGAAGGACTGATAATAATACCTTCTTCAGCGGCAAGAACTCTTGACATCGCCGCAAAAGATTTTTCCTCGAAATAGAGGAATAAAATTACGTCGTGATAATCCTTGCAAACGCCAGGGTATGCTTTTTTCAATTCGTCATTCCTTGTAGTTGTAAAAATAACATTTAATAAATGTAACAAATAAGAAACAATTTGTACAATTATCGTACCTCCACAGAGATTCGAACTCTGGACCCAGTCTTCGGACGACTGCGCTCTATCCTCTGAGCTATAGAGATAAAAATAGCGGTCCCATTTAGAGACCGCTATTTTATTTGTTTTTCTTTTTGCGTTTAGGTTTGTCAGAAACAATATAAACAGCGTCAGGAACTCGAGGCGGGAATTTAAGAACCATTCCAGCTTCTTCAGGAGTTCTGTTTGCTTTTGTCGCATTACAAGAAAGGCACGCAGCAATTGAGTTCAACCATGAATCTTCACCACCACGAGATTTTGGGTGAATGTGGTCATGTGTTGTTGCTTTTCCACCGCAATATCCACAACGGAAACGGTCTCGTTCAAGAACACCACGCTTTGAGAAGAATACTTCTCCGTAGTGGTAGGTAACTTTCACGTAGTGAATTAGACGGATGACCAGAGGGAAGAAGAGAGACTTACCTTTGGACCTGATAATCCGAGATGGGTCTTCTTCGTCAATCACAGCCTTACCGTCGAAGACAAGAGCGAGAGCGCGCTTTAGCTTGGTTGACCCAAGCGGTTCGTAGGAGGCGTTAACAACAGTCACGCTTTCATATGCTAGTACAGAGCTCACTTGTCTTCCTTTCTTGGTTGCAGTGGGCTTATATTTTATTTGAGAGAAGCGATAACGAGGATCGAACTCGTGCTAAACCGTTTTGCAGACGGTCTCCTGCCCATTCGGAACTATCGCTATAACACGCTTTTAGGAGAAGCGTGCAAAACTCTTTTTAATATTGTATACTAATAGCCAATATCAAAGTACTCGACGTGGAAACCTTCGCGAGTCGCTGTCACTTCAGCAGGATCACCGAAGTTTTTGAGAAGAACTTCCTCGAACTCGTCACCTACTGAAAAGTCCTCGTACTGGAGAACTAAATCTTCTGTGAAGAGAACGCCATTAAACGTTTTATCAAATTCATAATGCCACTTTTGATTGTAGCTACCAGGTATGCGCTCTTCGTCCCAAACGAAAGATCGTAGATTAGATGTTGTATAAGTTACATCACCATAATCAGTATCATAATCCTCGTCATCCTCTGAATCTTCGTCAGGATCACTAAAACCGAAACGAGTCTCGTGGATATCAAACGTACAAGGTTCTCCATCATTGAAGCCAGGAGTTCCTTGTCCCCAACGAATGAACTTGCATTCAGGATGGGCTTCGAAGAATTCATCGAACATCTTAATGAATTCTTCAGGACCTAGCTGAGGAGTAGGCTGTCGAAATGAAACGTCTCCCAAATCACCGGTGATGGGGCGTCCTAGAATATTTTTATCAGTCATGATCTGCGTAATACTCGATTCTGAATCCGTCTTTTGCAGCGTAAACGATTGCATGGTCACCGAATGAGTCTTTTAGGAAGACGTCATGTTGACCACTTCCTAGCTCATTTTCGACAGTACTAAGAAGTTTAGCTACTTCATTTGTGTCTACTCCATTGATGGGGTCTGAAGACATTCCTCGCCAATGAGAGTAGCCAAGATAATCTGTAGAGTAGTAACCATCTTCGCGATCGCCACCATCTTCATCTCCAAATGAGAGCTTGACACCTCCACCCCATTCGCCGTTAGCGCTAAACGTGCATTCTTCTCCATCGTTCCAAGATGGCGTATACTGAGACCACTTGTATTCACGGACATCTGGATGATCTAGAAGAGCGTCAAGAGCTGCAATAAACTCTAAAGGGTCTGCTTGATCTTTCTGACGTTCACTAGTTGGGCGAACTGTACCTTCTACAGGACGTCCATAAACTTCATGATATGCATCATTTGTCGTCATCTGTCTTGCCTTTCTTTACGATATTTTGGAGCATTTCCTCGCGTCCAATGAATTTGTTTCGTTTGCCACCCATCCACGTGACGCAATTCATGCAGTCAAGCCAATCACCCGGAGATGGAATACAGCCAAGGTCCTCAACAATATGGTTCTCAGCGATGTCACGAACAATGACTTTCTTGGGTTTTTGAGTCTTCTCATCAAAAATTGTGATGTAGTGACCAAAAACATCTTGAGCCATGAACGGACCATTGGCATGATGAAGCATCGCTCTGTGACGAACATCTCCATATGAGGACTTGTACTGGTCAATCCATTCATGAATCGCGATATAGTCTTCTGGCTTTCCACCGAAATGACGAGCTGAAGCTTCAGCATGTAGATAAGATTGAGCCATTAGTTCGTTAAGAACTCCACATCAGGAGTTTCCTCTAGAATACGAAGAATGCTTTCGAGTTCGCGAATTTGACCCTGATTCCAGCCATAGCTTTCGCCGATCTGGAACGTGTCATCGTGGTTTCCACCACCTGCAGCGTTTTCAATTAGAGTGTCGCGATCATAGTCTTCGTAATCTTCTTCGAGAGTAGAAATACGAGACGAGATATAGCGCTTTAGTTCATCCTTATTCATTATGTCCTTCAGTCGTTACTTGGCCAGTAATCCCCAACTTTATGAGAATTATAGTCGTGCTCGTTGACATAGACCCAACCGGTCTTGTCACCTTGCTGTAAATCAAATCGATACGTAGCTGGATTATGCTGTGTCATTGGCATATTCACTGTGCAAAAACCATTTTTATCAAATGATACACACTGATAATAGAAAGAATCGTAGGGAGCTGTATAAACCTTTTGTGTGATGGCACCAGATTCAATAGAGCTGCAACCTACCAGTGCTAGAACGCACAAAAGAAGTAGTGTTATTTTCCTTTTCATAGGATAACAATAACACTACTTCTTTTTAATGTACAACCGAAGCTACGAGAGCCACTCTGGGTTACGCTGTTGCCACTCAATAGTAGCTTTCATCGAGTCCTCGAAGGATGACGGAGAGGTCCATCCAGCCTCAGCCAGCTTAGTCCCATCCAATCCGTAGTGAAGATCGTGACCAGGCTGCTCAGAGTGGAAGTCAACTAATTCATAGTCGAGTTCCTTGCCCATTAGTTCAGCGATTGATTGAGCAAGCTCAAGGTTCGACATTTGCTTGTCACCAACCACGTTATAACGGTCAGGTCGGTCAATCTGGCCTGGGTCATGTAGAGTGACACCCAAATTCTCAAGGATGTAGATAACTGCATCTGCAGCATTTCGTGAGTGCAGGTAGTAACGGGTGCCTATCTGGCCATCACTGGCAGCATGGACGGTTACCTTCTCGTCATTTTCAAGCTTCTTCTGAATCATGGCAGTGAACTTGGATGGTCCCTGCATTTCACCGAAGTTGTTCATCGTGTTAGTGATGATGACTGGAACTCCATAGCTTCTCCAATAGGAGATAGCAATCGCTTCCTGCGCAGCCTTTGAAGCTGAGTATGGGTTTGAGGGAAGGATGGTGTCCCATTCCTTGTGACCCTTGCTGTCAACCGGACACGAACCGTAAACCTCGTCAGTTGAGAACTGAATGAACTTCTCGGGTTTGAGCTCACGCGCGGCTTCAAGCATCGTCAAAGTGATATCGACGTTGTTCTTGATGAAGGGAACAGGATTCTCAATTGAGTCATAGACATCTGACAGCGACGCGAGATTGATGACGTAATCAATTTCACCCATCGCGTCTAGCTGACGAGACGTGAAAGGCACCAATAAATCGTGCGTGACAATCGAAATTCTCGGAAGCCAGTCTTCATGATCACGAACTACTCGAGTAAGACGGTCAAAATAACCTTTGTGACGGAATGAATCCGTTGCAATGACTTCCCAGTCCGTGTTGTGCATGATGTGTGCAATAGTATGTACGCCAATCGCGCCACCAGCACCAGTGAGTAATACTCTCTTCGTCATATCAATCTTTCGTCTTAAATAACAATCGTCTGTAAACAATCATATAATGACGTTTACAGACGAATGTTGTTTAGATTACTCGACTGGAGGTTCAACTTCTACGATTGTCTGGAAGACGTGATAGATAGGAGTTGAGTAGACAGAATCTGAAAGAACTGCACGGAATCCAGGCTCTGTCCAAATGTTGGTAGCTGAAGAGAATGAACCGAAGTACTGTTCACCTTCTTGAGCTAGAGCAGCACCCTTGACTGATTCGATGCTCCAATTGACAATGTCCGTTGCAGGAGTATAGTTGATTGGAGGAGCTGGAATTGCTTCAGGCTCTGGCATAGGTTCGGGAGATGGAGCCTCAGGAAGTGTAGGAGGAGCTACAGGTTCCGGAGACTCATCTTCAGCGAGAGTTTGAGTTTCTGCAGAAGTTGCGGCTTGAGGAGTGATTGTAGGTTGCACAGCTACGAACGGAACTGCTTCTACAATTGGCGCAGCTACAGGAGCTGGCACGGTTGTAACAGCTGCTGAATCGAAAGTAAGTGTTGCATCTTCAGCAATTACTGCTGCTTGTAAAGTTTCTACTACCGCTTGAGATGCAATAGCTTCTTCTGCATGAACAGGAGACGTAGCTGCTGTTACGAGAAGAGTCGCTAGAGTTAAAGTACCTAGCACTTTTGTTGTCTTGTTCATTCATTTCTCCTTAGTTGAGTTGCTTACAAGATGAACTATATAACAAGGATCAATGAATGTACACTGGGGTGAACGACGGGATTCGAACCCGCGTACCTTGATTCACAGTCAAGTATCAGAACCACTCGATTACGCACACCATGTTCATTATATCTTAAAAGCGCGCCTACGACGGATCACGATACCGCAGCCTCTACTTCGACAGAGTAGTGCTCTTCCTTTGAGCTACGCAGGCTTGATGGGAATGGTAAAATTTCTGCACTGCGATGTCTGTCGCAATAAGCATTACCGTACTTATTTGGTGGTTCCTCCGTAAGAGTAGCACATTCGGTACATTTATGCAAATAAATAACAGCCATCTTCGGCCTTTCTACCATTACCTCATTGTAAAACGTGGAGCCATAGAGAATCGAACTCTACCAACTGCCGTGCAAGGGCGGTTCGCCACCTTGGAACATGTGACCCCATCGAAGTTTACGGTACTTCGAACCGAGTGGCTGGTTCACTACACTGTTGGGATGATTAACGTCGTCGCCGAGTTAGATTGCGTGGAGCGGGCCGGTATTGATCCGGTCACCCTTTGGGCCATGAATTCCAAAGTAACGCCATGTCAGAC